ACTCGATATAGGACCCCGGCAACCGGATAGATTCTGGGATAAAATTCATAGACAAACTCATGGAGTGACTCCTTTATAGTCAACACTTTCAAAGTTCGGCGGGTTGTCCAGGTAGGCATCCACCGAGCCTGTAAACTTGTAGGTTTCCACCCACATCACATCCTTTTTTGTGGTGCGAAAGATGCGACCACCTGCATATTTAAGCGGCTTTAAACCATCCCCAAGCCGCTTACCACGCAAGCGCCGATACACCTCACGGCGGTATTTGCGCAGGTGTTCATCGGCTTCATCGTCATTTCTGCGCACTGGCCGATCAACCGCAATCACCACATCAAAACTAATCTCCAGCGTGTCGTCGTTTTCGCCAGATGCAGTCACGGTTTCACGCGCTGGCAAAACATAAGCAGAGGGCGTCGGCACATTGTTTGGGTCCAATTCTGCATAGCTGTAGTCATTGCCTACATGCCTAAACCACTTATCCACCTTTGTGGTGGGCGCTTTAAGCAGCGTGATCACTGGCGCAATACTCAGCATTACCAGGTGTCCCAATCAGCACCAGAGCCGTTAGGGATGTAGCGGCTTGGGTTGCTGGTGATCTCAATCACATCGCCCTCAATCACTGGGTCTGTGCTGCTCGACGTGAGGTTGATCTCGCCGCGTGCATGCATCTGCAGCTGTTTGATTACCGCGTTGTAACTGGTCATCAACTCTTCGCTCACGCTTTCCTGAGCATCGGCCAGCATGTAAAACGCCACCCGTGCAGTCATGCGTGCAATCAGCGGGTTGGCATCTGCCTCGGCGATCCCGTAGGCCACCACAGCTGCCGTCGCATCGGTCAATGCCTGGTCAATATTCGTCAGCGCCAGCGCAATCAAGTCACGGTCAAACTCGGTAAACTGGTTAAGGTCACCGCCTTCCAGCGCCACCCGCAAAATCTCCCCCTCTGGCATTGGCATGTCAGCCGGCACAGCAAGCTGGGCCAGCTTATCTACCTTGGTCAGTTTGAGCAGATCGGTGCGGGTGGCGAATGGCATGGCGCTTACTTAGCCTTGGCTTTTGTGGTGGTCTTGGCCGCTGCAGCTGGCTGAGCGGTTGCAGCCAGCTTTTCATTGGCTGCGATCAGTTCGCCCTGAGCCTTTTTCAACTCAGACTCCAATGTCGTTACTTCGCCTTGCAATTTCCCCACTTGGCTATCAAGCTCATTGACCTTATCTTGCAGTCCATCACGCACGGTTTCGACATCCTTCAAGTCTTTAAACAGCGCGGCCATTTCGTCATGGTGTTTATTCAACTGATCCACATACACCTGCAGCAGCGTTTCACGCGCCTGGTCAGCCAAGTCATTCCAGTCACCCACAGACAAGCCACTGGCGGTATGCACTTCTTGCACCAGGTCACCCAGGGTGATTTCAAAGCCTGTGTCATAACGGATGAGACTTGGCAAAAGGCCAGAGCCAACCAAGCCGGTTTCAGCATCTGGTGTGAGAGTGCTTCCAGCAGCTTCACCGGCTGGCGTTTCTTCAACCTGGTCGTCAAAGCCTTCTGGCTTCTCTTCGCTGGTTTCCAGCATTTGCTCGTTTTCCAGGCGTTCGGCAGTGGCGTCGTCCAGGTCAGTCAACGGCACCCACAACAAGCCAAACTTAATGCCACAACGGTGGAATGTAGTGACCGGGCCTTTAGGTTTCACCCGCACATATAAATTTTTAGCCATGATTTAATCCTTGATAAATTGATGGGCAGTAAAGGTCTGCCGGGCAGACCTTTAACCAGGTGTTAAGCCATTAATGGGTTAACAATCAACTTCACGCGCTGATACAAGACGTTGTCCGCGCCGTTTGGCAAGGTACGTGCATTGATCAGGTTTTCAGCTGCCACGCGGTTAGCCGGGCCAACCACCAAGGTATCCGGCACAATGTTCAATGGGCGGTTACCATCAGCCTTGACTTGCATCATGGCGTTATAAGCTGCGTTGAAATTGGTGTCGTTAAATGTCGCCTTGCTACCAAATGCCAACTGCCAGAAGCCAAACGCAAAACTACCGCGCCAACGGCCACCCCAGCTAAACACATCATTTTCAAATACAGCATCGCTGGTGGCTGCATTGGTTTTTGCCACAAACTCAGGCGCACCCGTGCGGTTTTGCAGGTAAAAAGGCTGCGGGGCGCGCTTGGTGCATAACAACACCCACAACTCGCCGGAACCGGTCTGGTAATTGCTCACTGTGGCAGCAGTACCAGTGCCATCTTCGTTTGGTGCCACAGGGTGGTCGGTGTCAAAGAAAAACTGCCCGTCGTAGCAAATCTGGTCCAAACCGGATTTAATGCCCCCAAACACCAGGTCGTTTTTGAGGTCGCCCACACTCTGGCCAAAGCTTTCAGCAATGCCAGAGTACATGCCGAGGTTGTTGTCTTCAAAGTCAGTGCGAGGCACATCCAGCGTGGTTTCAAACTTGCGGTTATCTACGCTGTAGGCACGCTCTTTCACGGCCTTATGCACGCGAGAACCCACCCACTCACGGAAGGCCGGGAACTGGCTCAACCATGCATAAGTGTTGCTTTTTGCGTCGGATGGGATTTCCTTCGCAATCATTTTCCAATCTTCGTTTTGTGCGGCCAGCCCTTTGTTAAAGGCTGTTTTGATTGCTGTATTAAATGCATTCAAAACCGCTGCGGTAATCACATTCAGTGCCATGGTTTAAATCTCCAATTGATTTAACAATTCAAAAGCTGGTTAACCAGCCTGCATTAGTTAGCGGTTTTGTTCGCCAAAAATTCTTTAGGGTCAATCTGCATACTTGTGCACATTGCCAACTCTTCTGCTGTGAGCTGCTCACCACCCTCATGCTTGGGATCATGTTGCAGCTTGCCGCCTAAAATCACCGGCGCTGTTTCCAGGTAGCTGTTCAAAGCAGCCAGGGTTAAGCCTTCAGCCCAAGGTTTTTGCTTGGGCGTCAAGCGGCCATCACTCAGTGCAGTCTGTAACAAATCGGCGTGTTGCTTTTTTTCGGCAGCCTCGGCTTCCGCTTTCGCTTTAGCTTCAATATCTGCAACTTTTGTATGCAGCGCATCACGTTCTGCAGTTAAGGCGGTTACCTTGTTATTGGCCTGATCACGCTCCGTGGTCAATGCGGCCACTTGTGCTGTCAAACTGGTTACCTGCGTGTTGAGTGCTGCAACTTCTTTGTTTTGATCCATGTGTGTATCTCCCAACGGGTTGATGTTGTTTAAATAGTTGGCTGTGAGCGCAGCGATGTCTTGCATGCCGTCCACAGCAGGAGTATTGGTCAGGGCAACGGAAACGATTTCGAGAATTTCACCGGTATTTTTGTCGTAAACAAAAACAGGTGAGGTGTAGCGCACCTCTTTATTACTGATCATGCCTTTTGCACGATTAGTAAGGTCTACTTGTTTCAACCACATGCCGGAGCCTTCGCGCCACTCCATCTGCTTAAACCAGCCAGCGGCAATCACAGGCTGGCCATTGAGTGCAGCACGCAGGGATTGATGCTCGTAGTCAATCAGCAGGTCATTTTTACGGGCAGCCAGTTTGGCGATCAGGCGTTGGGCAATCGCGCCATTAATCTTCCAGCTGTCCACATCTTCAGGGCGGCCATCGTCGGCACGAAAGTCTTGGGCAGGCAAAATTTGCATGTCCGTGGCATTGGTTGCCACGTCAAAAGTCAAAATGCCTAGCCCAAGATTTCTATCCATTGATTACTCCTTAACGACAATTGCATTGTCTCAAGTGAACTCAAACGGATACAGGCGGGAAAAGTTTCGCTGTCTTAGGGAGGGGTGAAATGAATTTAACGCGATTAGGCGTGTTTTCTACATAGAGAGGCCATAATGATACTGACCTGAATGCATTAAACGTTTTGGCAGCGAATTAAACGGGTTTTTGAGAGGTATTCAATCGAGTGCATTGCCCGATTTTAGAATAAATCAAACTGTGCGCCAGAAAACCCATCATTTTGATCAGAGACTCTACCCAGCTTATGCACCAACTCTGGATAAATTGGGTCGCCATCGGTAGCTGCAGCTTTATAGGCCAGCTTTAGCATGGCCTCTATCTCACGTTGCGTGAGTGTAAAGTTTCGCTTATAG